AGTGGCGCGACGCAGACACCGGACACAAAGTATGCTATCTATGACGCGCAAGATTATGAAGAATACAAACGAAACTTCCATGACTTCTTGAAAAAAGATATTCCGTATTCACCACCCGTCGCTTTAGTCGGTCAAGAGAATGGTATAGCGACTAGAGGCAGGTTGCTGCAAGAATTGAAAAACAAAGACCAAGCGTTTCAAGAAGCGACAACCGCTAGAGAAAAAGGTTTGCGCGAAGATGAGTTACGCAAATTGTTAGGCATGGATGGAGGTCAACAAGCCGAACACGGCAAAGTAGTTGCTTATCACAAATACGAAGATGAAGACGGTACTACACAGGTTCAACCATTAGTCATAGCCCCAAGCCCTAGTTACATATCTTCTTTGGATGAAGCACATTTGAGTCGAATGGTGATAATGGCTAAAGGTAGCGGTGATGATATACAACAGGAGATGTTAGAGAAGAAGTTGATGGGGTTGCGCGAAGTTCACGAAGGCGGTCCTATGTCACTCAATTATCACGAAAAGCGTCTAAACAATATGGCTGATACACACAACGCGGTGAAAAAAGTGTTTGACGCTTTGCGACCTGTTATTGAAAAAGTGTACCCCGGTGTGTTTGAGGGAGATAACGCGTGGGATGCTACCGCATATACTGCAAGAATGGCTGAATATATCTCCGCGCTATCACCTAGACAAAGAGGTCTATTGTTTAGTGGAAAAGAGAATATCAGAATCGGTGGTAAAAGATTGTCTTTTGACTTAGACAATGAACAGGTGCAAGATTTGATGCATTTGAAAACTCAGCGTAAAACACATCAGCAAAACACAAGTGTCGCGAGAGAAATGAAACATAGTCATTTCGGTGGAGTGCAACCTAAAGGTCACGCGATGTTATCTAAACTAGCAGAAAGCAATGAATACATGACTTCGGAAGATAGAAGAATATTCGATGAAGTAATCAGTAATGTCAAGGAGGCGGCGAGTGAGCAAGGCATTAGTTTTGAAGATGCTTTTGCTGCGCGATATTATCCACATAGCGCGGTTGATAGAAAGCCTATCAAGGATAGAAAAGCAAGTCACGATATGATTAGATTAAGGCACAGACAAGGCAATTTCATGCACAATGATGGTGGCACATACCATGACGGTCGAGAGTTTGGATTGTTACACGGCGGCCCTTCGGTCACAACAAAGAAGGGTAAACCAATCAGCATGGGTAAAGAGCGCGAGATTATTTTTCAAATGCTGAAGCATGGACTAGAGGAAACAAGAATGGGTAGTGATGTATCATTACAAAACGCGCCTCTTTGGAACAAATCAGTTTTGCGTAAAAATATGACTGCTAAACAATCAATGAACTTCAACAAACCTAACCAATGGAAAAAGATTGGTCTTACGCTCGCTAGTCCTACAACAACTGCGATGAAAACTAAGTTAGGTGGTGAAGATGAAGATAAGTCAATGGGGGGTATGGATTTCAATAATGCTCAACCAATGCCGCTTTACACAAGTCGCGATAAGAAGTTCCACTATGGTACTGTAATCAAACCACCATTCGTCATTAACACCGAAGCATTAGCGGACGGTAACTTGTACTTAGAAGATGATGACGCGCATACATACAACACACCACCGAAGGCTATGAAGGCATACATGCCGAGGAATGCTATGATTCATCTTAACCCCAACTTGAAACCACTTGATGCTACTAATCCAAATAACACTGTTCAATACACTAACTTTGAAAGTGAACCAAACCCTAACATGCGTATAGGTCAAAGCGCGAATCAAGCGATGGGTGCTGCTCAAGAAGGTGGTGTCAATGTTAACGATGAAAGCCTATTCCATTATTCTGATATTGACTTAGCGTTAGATGATACACTCATTATGAAAGATGACGGTAAACCACAACCTGTCAAGTTCATGCATCGCATCTTTGATTTAGAAGACATGCAGCATTTGCGCGGATTTACAGGAGATTGGGTGATTAGTCTATACCCTCAAGGTGAGCATGTCATCGCAACTAAAAAAGGTAAAAAACTGAGTGCTTACAGCACAGAAGGAGAAGTGAAATTAGATGATGATATTTTGGCGGAAGTGGAGAAAGTGTACGAGAAAGACTTCACGGTACACGCGATTCTTCATGATGGAATAATGACAGTTATTGATTTACTGAAGACGGCTGATGAAGATACACATAATATGCCGACCAAAGATAGAATCAGACACCTACGCGCTCAGTATGAGTCGAGTGAACATATCAAGATGCCCGAACCTATCAACACTAAGCGTAGTGATGATGAAGGTTTGAAGGTTGCAGTTGATAGGTTGATGAGTGAAAACAACATGGATATTCTTCTGCGCGATGCTAACGCTACATACATGAAAGGTGAACCGCGACATCCAAAGTGGGTGTTACTCAGTAAAGAAAAAATGGTTGATGTAGTGATTCTATCGCGCAATGGTAAGAACTACTCAGTTGGCGTTGGTCCATTGATGTTCCCCGAAAATTATGGTAAGCGCGCACAACAAGTTGGTGATGAACATTACATGAATGTAGGTAGTGCAAAAGGTCCACGCGGTTTGAAAGTCGGTGACTTCGCCACTATCCGATGCACAGGGGTTAGTGCATCTAAAGGTGACAATCCTGTGTATAGAGTGCGTTCGGCAAAGATAACAGACAATGAGCCACTTGCTGCTGATAGTGTTGAAACACTAGCAATCATGTCCGGTGACCACCATGTTCCTCAACAAGTCAATATGAAGAAGGGTAAAATCACTATCCTATTCCCTGCATTTGATGATGAAGTAATCTGTAAAACGCGCGAAGAAGAAGGTGTGTGGATGGTTGAACCGCAATCTTCTGTATGGGGTAATGAGTATCTTGTTAAGTTAGCACACGACCAAGAACCATATTGGGAGTTGAAAGCCGCGTGGTTGTTGAAAGAGGAACCCGAAGATGAACCGGAGTATGATGAGGTTGACCCCGAACCACCAGCAGGTCATTCTAAGAAGCCAAAGAAGGTTCTTGATGATGAAGAAGAAGTCATCAAGCGTGGGCTTGAATTAGTTGAGCGCGGATTAGAACATCTTGCTAAAGAGAAGATTACAAGCACAGGTGTTCAAGGTCTAGGTCTTGATTACGCGGGTGCTGATGTTGAGTCGCCGCGAGGACCAACAGAAAATATTCGCGACGACACCATGCCCGATTTCGACCCACAAGCGCGGAGAGATGACGAAGTTAAACCGGCTAAAGGTAAGAGAACCAAGCGACTGCGTTCCACTGAAGGTGAAACTGCTACATTAGAAGATGATGGTGTTATCGCGGTTGAAAACAGTTCCTTTGATATACAATGAGAATTGTCGCGAAGAGCAATGGCGATTCTCGCAGCACCGAGTCTTTCATCCGACCCTGTTATTTTGAAGGGTATTGGTGATGACCTTGTTGTTGCAGGTTACGCTTCTGTCGAAATGGTTGACAAGCAGGGTGATTTAATCACTCGCGGTGCTTTGAAAGATGCTTTTGGTAAGTTTATGAAAGCAGATGGATTCCGCAATGTTCAACTCGCACACTCCAATATACAGGTAGGAACTGTAATTCCTTCTTACACGGACACATCCGGCAGAATATGGAAGTCCGAAGTTGATGACACAGGTATGTTTGTTGTCATCAAACTAAGAGGCGACATAGAGAAGGCACGCGAAGTGGCTTCTGAAATCCGAAAGGGCAACCTTCGGTCGTTCTCAATAGGCGGTCAAGCCTTTGAGCGCGTCAATAAGAGCGACCAAACTCGCGGAGATTACCGCGAGATTCGTCGCATGGAACTCCATGAGGTTACAATTTGTGAGAAAGGGATTAATCCCGAAGCACAGTTTCGTATTCTCAAGGAAGATAATGGTGATACCATGACGAACACAATGACTGAATTGCAGAGCGTTCTTGAGCGTCTATCCAAAAAACTAGACGATAAGGACGATGATGACGACAAGGAAAACAAGGATGCGGCAATGGATGTTGACGACTCCAAGAAGAAAAAGGATAACGAAGAGAAAGACGCGGGCGATTTGGGTCCATTAGACCCGGATAACGATGGCAAACCCGGACCCTTCGGTAAACCTAAGAAAAGAGAAACTCCACGCGACGAGGAAGAAGAAGAAGAAGACGAGTCGATGGAAGAAATGATGTACGGTGAGGACATGACAAACAAAGCAGACGATATGATAACAACAGACTATCTTGCTTGGTTGGAGCAAACCGCAAAGGGTGCTGGTTTTGACCCACTCGCGGCTCGCGACCACTTTAGCAAGGGATATGGACCGGGCGAATCCGCTTTCGATATGAGAGGACAGGGTTCACTTGAAGGTGCAGGTGAAGACGACTCCGGTAAGAGGCCGCAACCAAACTTTGGTTCCGCCCCTAGCGGAAATAAGAATGTCATTAAGGGAGATTACCTTAATGCATCTAATGTTTCATCTAGCGAAATTGAAGCAGCATATGAAGTATTCAAGGCTGCGGCAGAAGAGCAGAACTTCAAGGCTGACCTAAACAACCACTTTACCGATAGATTCCTAAAAGAATCTAAGGCTGAAGCAGACGCAATTGCGAAGCAGAACTTCGATTCTCGCGCACCACTTGTTGAATTGCAGAAAGCAGTATTAGCACTTAACGACAGGATTGACAATGTTTCATCCTCTTCTGAAACTATCGCAAAGTCCGCTGGACGCGCGACAGTAACTATTCCCGAAACCGCTGAACTAGCAAACATGTCATGGGACGATGTTCACAGACTTGCTGGCAAAGCGTTGAACGGAGGTGACATCTGATGGCACGAAACTATGTACGAACAGTTCAAGACATGGAGAGATACTACTACGGTGGGGCATCTTCAACAGGCTACACATATGGCGCAGGTGACATTCTAAAGGCAGACGCGCCTTTGATGTCAACTACCGCTGGAACATACCAAGCGATTTACGGACGAAAGGTTTGGTCGCAGTTGAACCAAGAGTTCAACGCGTTCAGCATTCTTCCTAAGAAGCCGTGGGAACGAAGCGGATGGCGTATTCTCACAGAACGCGCGGACTTCGCAAAGGGTGGCGGAATTGCTGAGAACGGTACACTACCGGACACCAGCAGACCGGAGTTCCTACATGTTGCAGCAAAACCAAAGACTGTTGCTCACACCTTCGACCTATCTGAAGTTAGCATGTTCCTATCCGACAAGGATGACGGACTTGGTGATGTTAGGCAGGTTCTAAAAGAGGAAATGGGTAAGCATCACGCGGAGCATATCAACAGGATGCTTCTTGAAGATGTTGACACTCCTGTCGGTAACGACTTTGAATCACTTGACAGACTAACATCTGACCCGGATAAGATGACTACCGGAACTGCGCATGTAAGCGCAACAACCGACCACGACATCTATTCTATTACTCGCGACGGTAGTTCAGCATTCCACAGTGCTGAAGTTGATGTTGCAAGTTCTAACAGAAACTTGTCATTGAATCAAATGGATGGATTATTCCAGCAACTATGGACCCGTGGTGGTAACCCGAAGGTTATGCTAACAGGGTATGACACACTAATGCGTGTTCAGCAACTACTACAATCTCAGCAGAGATTCATGGATAGCAAGCGCGTAACCCCAACATACAACGGTGTGAAGGGTGTACCGGGTCTTGAGGCTGGATTCATTGTAGCAACATACAATGGTGTTCCAATGATTCCAACAAAGGATATGCCGGATGAGGGTACAGGTACTCTATCGCGTATCTATTACTTAGACACAGATTACTTGTGGTTCCAAACCGCAATTCCAACACAATACTACGAAAGTGGTATCGAAACAGGTGACCCATTCGCGATTAACCGTCTAGGACAAGAGGGGCTTTACAGAACTATGGGAGAACTATGGTGTTCTTTCTTTGGTGCTAGTGGTAGCATTCGCGACTTACAATGAGGTGATGAAGAATGGCAGTAACACATAGAGGAATTACTTACACAGAAAGCGCAGGTACAGCAGCGGTAGTTTTAGACCTACCACTAAACACAGGCGTTGACATTGACGATACAACATGGTTGACATCCTATCCGGGTGCTTTGACATCATTTGCTGCAAGGCAGACAGATGGTAGCAATGCGCGCCCACCAAGATTTGTTTTGTTGACATGGACGGGTGCAACCGCAGCAGCAACACTTACCCTAAGTGGTGAAGTTACTGCTATCCACGGTGCATTCAGCGAAATCGCGACTGCTGGTGACAGTGGTGTTTCAAAGTCTAGTCTAACCTTGACACACAACTCAAGCGCGACTGAAACATTGACACTACTTCTAGTTCTAGGTTGAGGTGATTCTTTTGCCTACTATAACCTACAAAGGCCCGCGCCGAACAGGTGCAAACATGGGTCGCTTAGGTTGGTGGATTTGGGGGCAATCGCGGGAGGTTTCTGCCGAATGGTTAGAAGCCAACCGCGTTGCCGTCGATGGCCCGGAGTTCGTAATCGAAGGACACACATTTGGTCCTAAGAGTGTTGACAAGGGTAACGACGGCATCCCCGATATGGGTTGGAAGAAGGGAGATATTCTGACATGGATGGAGGATAATGGAGTGAACGGCTCTTCTCTATCCACTAAGAAGAAATTGATTGACGCGATTGACGCGCATCTGAACCCATCCGAAGAATCTATTAACAAGGCAGAAGAAGCAAAAATTATTGAGAGTGATGAATAATGGCAGCAGGTAACACGACAAACATAAGAACACATGTCATGGGTGATATGCTCATGGTAGTGGGAACATTCACAGATGGTGGTACAGATGTGTTTTACGGCGACACCCTTCGCGAAGTATTCGCGGCAGGTGGTCATGTAACAAGTCTATACGATACAGGAATCAAAACCGACGGTGTTTTATCCGTTGGGGATACAGACATTACTGTCGACACAGTGGACGCTCGAATCCACTTCAATGTCGGTGAAACGGTTTATGACGAAAATGGTGCAAGGGTTGGAGTAATTGATTCCATCCCTACCGCTACAAGAATAACCTTAGACGTTGGCACAGCGTTGACCGCTATGGCTAACAACAAGAACCTATTCAAGATTGGACCGGACCAAAGTGCGGTCACTCTAAACGATGGTAGTCTTGCAGTATCTATTGATGAAACCAACAAGTTTGTAGTCTTTGGAAATGGTAATCTTGGTGCAGCATCCAGCACACATACCCAAGACGGACGCTGGTGGATTCTAGGCGAAAGAGCGTGAGGTGATTCACCTTGACTGATACTAAGGTGTTTGAGTTCACACCCGAACAAGGGTGTGAAACAGGCGCGAGTGTCGTAGGTGGAGTTCAGAAAGTTCTTGACGATTACACTAACGGTAAGGCGGTTGAAGCAATCACTTCTTATATCTTACAAGGTAATCTATATGTTGTAGTCGTCACCACATGAGGGTGAGCGACATGGACTTGAAAGAACTGAAGCGGCTTGAAAAGCAAGGCTGGAAAAAGGCCGAAGAGTCAATGGTTAAGACCGATGAGCGTGACAAACTCAAGGGTGTAACGAAGCGTCAAAACATGAAGACGCGCAACATCCGCGATATTGTCAACATCGGTAGTGGCACTCGTTGTCGCTTCTGTGGTATGCTTCACTTCTGTTATCTTGAAAGATGCGGGGCTTGTAAGAAGCCTATGCATTATAATCTCGCGAAAACTGAAGAGGTGATTTGATGAGTGTGTTTGAAAAAGCATGGCGAATATTGAAAATGACACCCGAAGAGATGGAGGCCGCGGGCTTCCATGAAGCGGCTGCTCAGATGCGTCAAATGCAAGAAGAAGAAGCACGAATCAAACAACAAACTCAAGCCACCGCACCACAGATGACACCACAGATTCAAGCAAATTACCAAGACCAAATTGACTTGAAAAGACAGAAACAAATAGACGCACAACAGATTCGTCGAGTCACAAGTGGCGGCAGAATCAATAGCAAAGAGGCTAAGGAGTTGGTGCAAGCGTTTAGGAAGAAGTACGGTCAAGACCCTCCAAGAGTGTCTAAAACATTAAGGAGGCGTTCATAGTGCCAACAGTGTTTCAGACAGGAGAGCGTGAAGGGCGACCATTATTCCCCGACCGTATATATTACACATCCGCGCAGAAAGTTGCAGACATTTTACAGATACCATTTCCCGACCCTATCCCGTTAGCCACTAACGATGGTTCGACTTATGTTGACATAGCACCAGCAGATTACAGATTAGTAGGATTTGAAGTAGGTGATAAGATTGAGATTACCAGCGATGCCGAAATGGGTGAAGAGCGAACTATTACAAGCATTGCTCGCGCTTCCGGTAATGTTCGTTTATCTTTTAGTGGTTCGTTGACAGGAACATACACTACCGCGCAAAACGCAGATGTTCAGAATCTTCAATCATTCACTAACGGTAAGCGCAAGGGTGTTACCAAAGCACAGGTTGAAACACTGATTAAGCGCACACAAGACAAGATTGACAACTTGACAAACAACTCTTGGCGACCTATGTTGCAAACCGCTGAGTATCTTAACTTCGATACTTACAAGCCATATCGTCGTCGCTATTACACAGACTATGTTGGTTCAGTTCCTTTGATGTTTCGTAACGCGCAGCAGATACTTCGCTTAGAAATATGGCAAGGTGCTGATTACCGCGAAATTGCTGCGGCTGAAATACGCTTGAAGATTTCAGACTTTACTCAACTAACTGCTGATACAGACAAAGTGTTTCTATGCCCCGGTGGTGGTGGTGTAGCAACATTGACTGCTGGTGATGGAAACTCCAAGTTTCGCGCGCAGTTCGATAATGTAAGTACAGCGCAACAATTAGCGGACCTTATCAACAAGGATGCGCGCAAAGGCAAAGATGCAATTGCGTTTAGCCCATCCTTCTCATTTGAAGATGTGACCGAAACTGATGGCACTATAACTGCTAATGTTCACCATGAGTTCATGGCATCCGCTAACGCGGACTATGGCGGCGGTCAATTGAAGATTACTTCTATGCGCCGTGGTGAAGCAGGTGAGAACGCTACTTACGCTTGCACATCATCCGGTGTTACATTCTCCGGTGCTACCGATAACAGCACAACGGTTTCATCCTCAACGGCTACTACAATTGTTGTTGCTGATGTAACAGGATTCGCACCTTACGGTATCATCACTATTGGTAGCACTGTTGGTTATTACACAAGCATTACAGGCACTACACTCAACGGTGTCGCAGACCTTGTTGGCGACATTAGCGCGGCAGCAACAGGTGGCGCGACAGTTCAACAAAAGAAGTTCAAGATAGACTATGTTGGCACAACCACAGGTGACGAGGCTCGCCTTCGCGATTGGTGGGCTGACTATGACTTGGGTGTGATTTACTTCAACAACTCATACCCCTACTTCTCATGGAACGCGGTCAAGGTATCGTATGTCTATGGTGAGAGATATGTTGAGAAAGCGATTGAAGATATATGCACCAAGTTGGTTGCAATGGACTTGATACTGTCCGACGACCGAAGCGTGCTACTACCCGAAGGAACACAGAATGTTGACTTGGGTAGTAAGTATCAATTGTTCAAAGCGCAGGTGGCTGAAACACTACCGCGCTATACAGAAGTAATGACGGTGTTGTAATGAAAGACATAATCAAGAAGAGCATCGGCAAGGCTCTCCATGAGCCTATCATGCAAGCACGCGAGAATAGTGTGTTTACTGATAAAGGCCGAGTTTTCCTTGATGCAGCAGCGTCTTTGTATGGCGCAGCAGTCGATATGGATGGTAACATCATTGATGCTAAAGGTAAGAAGATGGACGAATCCGAACCCCTTTTCCAAATCATAGTCACTAGCGCAAAAAAGCAAGCACGCGCTCAATCATCAATAGGTGGTGGTTTGCTTGGCCCTTGAATCTGTTGAACTGATTAAGAAGATTCTCAGCGATGGTTGGAATCGTGGTAACACGGACCAACGCACACCTATTATTGAAGATATAACAACTATCGAAGCGGGTCGCGGTAAGCGTCTTGACCTTACTAGCAAAGACGCTATACTACTTTACGAAACAGTTCACAACGAAGAGCAGCCCGAAGTATTCTATGATTTCGTCCACACGCGAATCAACATAACCGTTGATGCGCGAACCATGAAAGGGAGGTCACATCTTATGAAAATGGAAGACGAAGTTCGCAGAATCGTACACAGTAAAAGAAAAGGCGACGCGGAGAACTTCGACCGATTACTCTATAAGATGAGGACTGACCTTTCAGACCGGACGAAGAGGCTGCATAGGATGACCTTCCAAGTGGAAATCGTTATCTTTAGCGAACTCATAGCATAGAATAAGCGGAGAGGAATAACATGGTATCGACGGTGTATAAGGGCGACTTGAGCGAAGTGACATTCGGTAAAGAATGTGGTTTGGTTCTCGCACATGGTGGTTTCGGTGGACTTCAGTTTGCAGTTGATGGAAGTGACCGTAACAAGATAAACTTCAGCGGCGCATCTGAGGGATTCTTCGACTCCGGTTCTAATTTGCGCTATCCGAAAGGTATGCTTGTTGGTTCTGAACTTCGCATCATTGGTGGTGGTTCATTCAATCTTGACGACTACGCGACCACAGGTAACACTTACACAATTGTTGAAAATAGAGGAACTACTATTATTCTCGACCGTAATTTGAAAGAATCATTAGGTCAATCCTCAAACAGTGGTGATGAGTTACTAATTCAAACTCTTGGTACACCAACAATCGACACAGGTATGACATATCACGCTAACGCTGCTTCAGCGGATGAATCAGTTCTTACAGACCAATTCATCGGTCTTGCTGCAACTGTTGCACTACCGGAAACTAAAGTGGAAGTTAAACGCTCACACATTGTAGGAGTGGGTCGCGATGTTGTCATTCAAGAACCGCAAAGATTCTCTAACGAAGGTGGTTCTCTTGAAACTATGATGAACAGCGCGCGCTGGTTGTACTACGCACTTGGTCGCGAAGTCATTGATGTTCCAAGTACACTTATGACAAACCCAACATATACTGCTCTCACTGACATTTCTGCTGGTGACACTTACATTGGTTACACAGGCACGCTCGCAAATCTTGCAGCAGGTGACTATGTTATTGTTGCTGACAGTACAGCCACACCATTCCCGAAAGACACTAACGCCGCTTCCTCTAAAGAATGGGGTGCTAATGGTCTTGGTATTGATATGGAAAATGCGGAGCGTAATGAAATCCGTCAAGTCCTATACATTGACACCACTCTAAGAAGAATACACCTTGAGGAACCACTACACTTCAGCCATGCTGCAAGCAGTTCTTCACTCAAAGCAGTCAAATATGACGCAGCCTCTTCTAACGGTTCGCCACACTTCGATACCACCACCGCTTCATTTGGGACTATCACCAACAGACAATCGCGCCTACTTTTCTCCGGTGCGTCACTACCGACATTCTCAATTGAATCAAGTATTAGAAACAGGAATGTTGGTTCCTTCAACGGCAACTCCACTGATGCTCTAGCAAACGAAGCAGCACCCGGTAGCGCATCTGATAGCAAACAACTTACGCGCGTTTGGAAAGGATGCAAAGTAAAAGACTTCTCACTCGCGGCAGATGCAGATGCGGAAGTCAAGTTGTCAATCAACTTCGATGCTCTTTATTGCTATACAGACACAGGCCGTCTTGAGAACTCAAACAAGGGTGACCGATACACCGCGCACCGCATGTTTGAGAACACCGGCAACGGCACTGTTGAAAGAAAGAAGGCTGGAATCGCGCCTAACACAGAAAAACCATTCTTCTTTTACAACGGTCAAATCAGTTCTTTTGGATTCAATATCGCGCAAGTTACCAACTTCGCTCTAAGTGGTAACAACAACTCAGAAGCAATCTATACTATTCGCGGTAACAGTAATGCTGAATCTCGTAACACAGCAGGTGATTCACTTGAGCAGATACCATTTGGTGGTTCGCGTAACGCTAATCTTATGATTGAGAAAACAATGGAGTATGAACTATCAATGACTGTGATAGCCTCCGACCCTCTTATTTGGCATGAGTTCCGCAGTAACCGCACACACGATTTCAGCGAACCTATCACACTTACTTTGACAAAGGCTGGCGCAGGTAACAACCGCGAAGAAGTAATCATTGTAGTTGATGACTACATTATTACAGAAGCACCGTTGCCTATACCGGAAGACAAGGGTGTAATCAAGAGTGAACTCAAGATTATGCCAAAGCATGTTCGCGTAATTTCACATGACGCGTTCCTACATATGTGAATAAAAGGAGAGATAAATTATGGATATAATGAGTGACGCTTGGACTATACTGAAAGGCGAAGATTGCGATGAATGCGGCAAAAAAGGTTGCCGTTCAAAAAAATGCTGTGATAACTGCGGTAAAAGCAAGTGCGCTGAATGTATGGGTAAAGGGTCGTGTGCTTGATGAACCCCATGAATAGTGCTTGGACTTTATTGAAACAAATGCGTCCAACTCTGCATCATCAAATGGGTTTGCGAAACCTTAAAGATAGACAAAAAAGAGATATGAGGGCTTTTCAAGTCCAACAATTTGCTGATGGCTTTTCCACTTCGCACCAACCCCCACCGGAAGAAAGAGATAAAGCACTCAATGATTACAGAAATCAGCAATTTAGGGAGTTTAAGGATGCGAGGCAGTTACGTCCTATGCGTCGTACCCCTCATCCTTTAGAGCCTCAACCGCAAAATAACTTATACAGCAAATACCAATTGGAGGATGAGTGATTAAATGAATCCTATGAATGAAGCATGGTCTTTGCTGAAAGGCAAGATGTCAAACATAGACCTTATTGCGCGCGAATCTAAATCTATACAAGAAGCAATGACTTCAATGAAAGAATCTCATCCCGACATGGATGACGATACGGCAATGAACTTGCTTATGCAAGCAAGCAAAGCACATTCCTTAGACCAAGACCGTCCTCCCGACAATTACATGGGCTTATTAGGTGATGCACCGGAGTTCGCTAATGTTGACAGTTCAGAAGAGGATATGATGAGGCTAATGCCGAACACCAATCTAGTACACCAATCCGGTAACTTACCAAAAGGAGATGATGAATAATGAGAAAGAGTATGCATATTGGAGGTCACAGACCATTGAGAGTGCGCGCGGTAGCAGAAAACACCTTTGTTACTGATGAGATATTCAACCCCGAAGCCGCGAAAACAGACGGCAATCCATTCCCAACAACGCCCCTTGAAGAAGAGGGCGCGACAGATTACGAGTCCATGACAGTTGAAGAACTAAAAGCCCTATTAAGAGCGCGAGGTTTGGAAGTCACAGGCAAGAAGGCGGAACTCATTGCCCGCCTAACCGAAGCCGATACCCCCTCAGAAGAGGCAGTTGAAGCCGAGGATGTTGAACCCTCAGAAGAGGCTGCAACAAGTAATGAGGGAGTAAGTGAAACCAATGGTGAAGATAGCCGAATTGAACAGCCTCTTGGTGAAGAGCCAAGCGGAGAAGCATGAAATTGAGATAGGTGAAGATGAAATCTTGACGGTTTGGGTGAAGGAATTATCCTTCATGCAGATGCAAGATGCAATCAAATCTTTCGTAAACATAGGCGTAAACGCGTCTGTGGATATTGACCTAGCAGCATATTGGAAATATATGTTTGCGGAAGCAATAGAAAGAACCGAGCCTAGACTATCTATACCACAGATGTTATCACTACGCTCAGACATAGCATTCAAGATAACCGCGCTATTGCCGCAACCACAGGATTTGCTTGCTAACCCTTTAGTGGATGGGGCGAGCGAATAGAAGAAGCATACGATTTCTTTCGCGCGCCAACTAACAACATAGAGTTGGGGCTTCAAGCCTCGGCTTATTTTGTCGCGAAACATTATGGGATAAGCATTGAAGAGGTATGGAACATGAGCATGGAAGCATTTGAGCAATCCATCATTTGGGCTAGTGCCGCTGAGAAACACAAGGCTGATGAGATGCAGAAAATGACCGATGGTGCAAAAAGCAAGTCACGCGTAGGCTCAACACATGGGCCGATGCCATTCAGTAATTAGGTGATTAGATGACAGATGTTGCTAAAACCGCCGATGACGTTAAAGGACTGCTGAAGCAGTTAGAAGCACTTGGTATAGTCAATCAAGGTGCTACTAAGCAAATGGGTATGTTTGAGAAGCAACAACTAAAGGTAACAACTGCGTTAAAGGCTTCCCCACTTAATCAAATGATACAGACTGCGCGAGGATGGATAAATGCTACCAAGAATGTCGTCAAGATTACAGGGTTGAATACGGCTAGAAGCAAAGAGCAGAATAAAGAATTACGCGGAGGTATGTCTGTATTACAGAAGTTTACCGCGAGTCTAATTTCAATGGGAGTGGCACAGAAAATCAGTAATAAGATGTTTAAGACAAGTCAAAGTTTAGTTTCTAAACTATTGATTAGTGTCTTCTCACTTGTTAGCATATTCTTAATTGTAGGGTTCGCGCTCGCTGCGCTATCTATTGCATTTTCCGGCGCGAATAGTCCTATTCTCAAGATGACTGAGGATTTAGGTCCTTTACATGACGCGATGCAGGGGTTGGTATTTGTCATATCCGGTGAAGGCGATGAAGGTGGTCTATCAACTGCGTTTGATGTTTTGGCCGCTGCTATGGTTACAGGAACTATCGCCGCAGTTGCTTTTGGTACTGCTATGGGTGCATTAACCGCCTCATTGATAATAATTGCAGGTGTATTCCGTGGAGTGCAATTGGCAACAGGTGATACCGAATTAGCGATGGTGGTTGCGATTGCTACGACCGCCGCGCTTACCGGAGGTTTAATCGTATTGAAAGCAACGGCCATAGCCACCGCTACCGGAATATCTGCTGCTTGGATTACAGCAACGGGTGTTTTCCTCGCCTCGTTTGGTTTAATCCTCGCTGGTGCGATGGGATTGTACGCGTGGGTTACAGGTGCGGCTGATGGATTCAAGGGGTTACTACTCGGTGTGTTAAGCGCGCTCGCTATATTTATTGGGGTAGCAATCATTACTACCGGACTATTACCTGCGGCTATCATCGCGGGCGTTCTTTTCTTAATTGCTGCTCTTATCAAGTATTGGGATGTAATTGTCGGCATCCTTACGACAGCATATGAATGGGTTTTGAAAGGATTAGCACTCGTAGGATATACGGTCGTAGGGATGCTCGCTACTATCGCTGCACTTGTTATTGGTACGATAGTGGGGCTGATAACATTCGTTGTTGCTGCAATAACAGGATTCTTTATGGCATTATACAATATCGGTATGTCATTTTACAACAATGTAATACTTGGTGGAGGCAACTTGATAGGCTTTTTCAAAAGCATACCCGGTGCTATCGCGGATGGATTTACTGATGGATTCAAAAAGATATTCAATAGTGTCATTAAGATATACAACAGGTTCGCGAAAAAGATGACTTTCAAGATTCCCGATTGGGTTCCGTATATCGGAGGCGATGAATGGAAACTACCTAGAATCCCAAAACTAGCAAAAGGTGGTATTGTTAATTCAGCAACACTTGCAATGATTGGTGAAGATGGGCCGGAAGCCGTAGTTCCTCTTAACCGAAAAAATAACCCGGCGGGTATAGGTCTTGGTGGTGGTGCTACAACT